TCATTTCCTTGATAACTTTTTTTACATACAACATCCTACTAAAGGACGTTTACGATACGACGCATTTGAATATCAACGTAGGTTAATAGACAGTTATCACAATCATAGATTTAATGTAAACCTATTACCTCGCCAGACTGGTAAGACTACCACAGCGGCGGGCTATCTCTTATGGTATGCCATGTTCGTGCCAGATGCTACGATACTAATCGCCGCACACAAATATACAGGGGCCCAGGAGATCATGAGTAGGATACGGTTCGCCTATGAATTATGTCCTGATCATATACGTTGCGGAGTTACCAGTTATAACAAACAGAGTATAGAGTTTGATAATGGAAGCCGTATCATAGCACAGACGACTACAGAAACAACAGGTCGAGGTTTGTCACTATCACTACTATATGCAGATGAGTTTGCGTTCGTTCCGCCCAATGTGGCTACAGAATTCTGGACTTCGATATCACCTACCCTAGCTACTGGTGGTAAAGCTATCATCACATCTACTCCGAACAGTGATGAAGATCAATTCGCTACAATCTGGAAAGAAGCAAATAAGCGTCTAGATGAATTCGGTAACACACAAGAAATAGGACGCAACGGTTTCTTCCCCTTTAAAGCGCATTGGAGGGAACATCCTGATAGAGACGACAAGTGGGCAGAAGAAGAACGAAGTCGAATCGGCGAAGAACGTTTCCGCCGTGAACACGACTGCGAATTCTTGGTATTTGATGAAACACTAGTTAACAGTATTTGCCTAGCAGAACTTGAAGGAATCGAACCGATTTTGAAAATGGGACAGGTGCGTTGGTATAAAGAAATCGATCCAAAATCCACCTATGTAGTAGCTCATGATCCTAGTCTCGGTACTGGAGGTAACTACGCAGGTATAGAAATATTTGAACTACCTAGCATGGAACAGGTAGGAGAATGGCAACATAATCTTACGCCAATACAACAACAAGTAAAGGTACTAAGAGAAATCTGCAAATATATAGATAACAAATGTCTAGAATCAGGGAAGAATGCCACTATCTATTTTAGCATAGAAAACAACACAGTAGGAGAAGCCGCATTGGTAGCTATCAACGAGATGGGAGAAGAAAGCATACCGGGTATGTTCCTAAGCGAGCCTGTGAAAAGAGGACATGTGCGTAGATTCCGTAGAGGATTTAACACTACTCATAACAGTAAAATATCTGCCTGTAGCAAGGCCAAACAGTTGATAGAACAGGGAAAAATCAAGATCAACAGCAAGAGTCTTATATCAGAGCTTAAGACTTTTGTGGCCGCAGGTATAACTTTCAAAGCCAAAGATCAGCAATATGATGACTTGGTTTCAGCATTATTGTTGGCAGTGAGAATGATAGTTATGCTAGGTGACTGGGATCCTATAATCTATAATAAGATGGTCGAGGATGCCAAGATGGATGACTACGAAATGCCCATGCCTATCTACGTCAGCAGTTTTTAATAAATATAGCTATGAAAACTATCGAAATAATCAGCCAGGATTTGTTTGACAAAATCCGCAGTCGTTTTGAAAATCTCCAGATGGGGGATGAATCAGGCGAAGTCACTATGGACCCTCGCAAAGCTAGATTTTATGACTTTGATTTTACTATCGAAAGCCATAATCTAGGACGAGTCAGCATCAGTATCAATGAGTTAGGTACGCTTAAGATGTTTTATGGTAAGAGCATCTTAGAAGATATAGATCCTATCAGCAAAGACTATTGGTACGATTTCCTAAGAGAAATGCGTAGTTTCGCTATGCGTAGATTATTGAGATTTGATACAAGAGACATAACGAAATCTAATCTAAACAAGGATGATTTCCAATATCTAGCAACCAATGGTAGCAAGGAAGAAAACATGAATGAATCACAGTTTAAGGGCGGTAGGATGACTAGCCATAGGATGTTAGAAAGAACCAAGCTAGTAATCAAACATAAAAAAGGTGTAGAAGAAGGACAACCTAGAGGAATGCCTAGCAACATCGCGGCTATCTTTATCGAGAATGAAGAAGGTGAGCGTTACAAATATCCATTCATACATACTGCCGGAGCCAAAGCTATGCAACGTCATGTAGCCAACGGCGGGCGTCCATATGATGAATTAGGACGACACATCATAGACACCAGTAGCAAGATAGCTCAACTAAGTGCATTCCATAGACACATGGGCAGGCATGATCAACTTAATCAAGAGGTCCACGAAATAGCAGGTAAGACAGGCGCCAAACTAGAAAGCCTGCGCCAGCATATCAACTCTCTACATGGACAGAGAGGATATGAAGCTTTCGCCGAAACATTTGAACCCGTAGCCAATGGTTATTCTGAAGAGATAGATGATGTGACTATGGAAGATTATAAAAATAAATTTACAGTCAGCAGTTTCAGAGAAGATCTAGCACAATATTTTCCATTGATACACAGCATCATGCAGGAAGCCGGTACTATCGATCTAGAAGAATATGTCAATGAAGGAGACATCTGTGACGATTGTGAACATGATCCCTGTATCTGTAACAAAGACACAGTCAAAGAAAATGAGTTCGATATTTTCCGTAAATGGACCGAATCAGTAGCCGAAGGTGGTATAGAACCAGATACGTTAGGTGAACTGGTTGAACTGTTAGGTAGCCAAGATCTAGCTCAAGTAGGAGTTGATGCCACTAGCACCATAGAAGCTCTGAAAGGTATAGGAATCGAAGATGATGAATTACAAAAAGATCTAGAAGCTATCGCTAAAAATAGTGACGGCCAAGCTAATCCTCAACATACCATATTGGCCTGGCTACAGAAGATAGATCCCCAGGCGGCAGCAGAACTGGAACAAGGAGCACAACAACAGCCAGAGCCGGCTCCAGAAGCTCAACCTGCTCAACAACCAGATCCACAGCAGATGGCACAGCAACAGATGCCAGTAGATCCTCAACAACAAATGCCTATGGCTGAATCTGAACAAGACGAAGACGAAATGCATGGGAAAGAACCTAAGTCTAAGGGTAAGACTGTTAGAGACTTAGCACATTGGTTAGGCGCTTTCTACAATAAAGCTTTCAAAGCTGAAGGGTTTAAAAGTCCTTGGAGGAAAGGTCCTACTGAACTAGGAATCATGGCCGAAAAAGAATTTGGACCTCACCACGCACACCTAGTTAAAGAACTAATGGGTATGAAGGGCGGTGAAACTAAACTAGAACGTGCCGCACGTAGAAGTCACGAGCGTAAACAAGAAATGGAAGGATCCGAAAGTGTGTTAGGACACAAGGACATAGAGCCAAAGATGGCTAGTGCCACACGCAAAGGTCAACCAGAAGCAGGGATGAAAATGTCAGAAGCAGGAGAGTTCGACGCTATCCTAAGGCTAGCAGGACTATCAAAATAAAACAACAAGGAATAGTTAACATGGATCCAAGATTTTTTAGAAAATATTCAGATTTGATCAAAGAAGCTGAACAGATGAACGAGCTTAGTCCAGATCTAATGCGCAGAGCAGCAGATGCGGCAACCGCCAAGGCTGATAGACTAAAAGGTCCCGAAAATAAAGATGATAGACTAAAAGCCAGACGTCAGGAAGAAAAGTTTTATCAAGGGCAGGTTGATAGATCTAATGCCAATCCAGAAGCTGGAACACAAGCAACAGCAAACGCTTATGCTGAAAAATTAAAACAAAATGGTTGGAATCAGATTACCAATCCTCGGCAAATTCAACAGGCAGCTGCATCACTTGGGTGGGACAAATATAGTCAACCACCAGAAGGAGTAACATGGTTTACTCACTCGCAAAGCGGAGAGGCTGCATACATCGATCCTAAGAACGGTCAATTGGTTCGTTCAAGTAACACCCAGCAACGAGTGCGTCATTCGTTTGGAAATGCTAAAGGTATGCATCCAGCAGCAAGTGACTCGCAAAAATGGAATGCAAACAACCCCCCACAAAATATATTCCAACCGGGAAAATAATTGGCAAAATAAAATCAAAATACAGCAGGTTAATTCTTGCGATGATAAATAAAAGTGTGTATAGTTAACTATATGCACTTTTTCTTTTTTAGTCAGTTGGCTTTAAAAGAATGGCACATAAAATTAAACATTAAGGAAAAACATTATGGCAACTTTAGCAGAAATCAGAGCGAAACTTCAAGCATCTTCACAACAAAACACTGGCTCGGGTGGTGGAGACAACGCAATATACCCCCACTGGAACATTCAAGAAGGCACTAACGCTACCGTTAGATTCTTACCAGATGCGGATCCAAATAACACTTTCTTCTGGGTAGAACGTAACATGATCAAGTTACCGTTCGCCGGAGTAAAAGGTGATACAAACAGTAAACCAGTCGAAGTCCAAGTTCCATGCATGGAAATGTGGGGCGAGACATGTCCAATCTTAACTGAGGTGCGTCCTTGGTTTAAAGATAAAAGCCTAGAAGCTATGGGTCGTAAATATTGGAAAAAGAAATCATATCTATTCCAAGGTTTCGTAGTAGACAGCAGTCTACAAGAAGACAAAGTCCCAGAAAATCCAATCCGAAGATTTATTATTGGTAGTCAAATCTATAACATCATCAAGGCAGCTTTGCTAGATCCAGATTTCGCAGAACTGCCAACCGATTATGTACGTGGTACAGATTTCCGTATCACTAAAACATCAAAAGGTGGATATGCTGATTATTCAACATCAGTATGGGCACGTCGTGAACGTGCTCTAAGCGATGAGGAAAATGCAGCCATCAAACAGTATGGCGTGTTTGATCTCAAGAGTTTCTTACCAAAGAAACCAGGCGATGTAGAACTCAAAGTCATGAAAGAAATGTTTGAAGCATCAGTAGATGGTGAAGCATTTGATATGGACAAGTGGGGACAATACTTCAAACCAAATGGATATAACAATGCGAATAAACCATCAGCATCAACTCCATCAGCGGCATCTGTGTCAAGCACACCAGCATCAGCAGATGAAGATGGCGACGACGAACCAGCAAGTGTGTCAACAGCACCTACAGCGCCAGCATCAACAACAGGCGACGCAGGCAGCAGAGCGCAAGACATCCTTGCGATGATCCGTAACCGTCAAAAAGCAGAATAAGGAGATAGACCATGGTAAAGAGCTTTGATATCTCAAAGTTCCGTAAGTCTATCACTAAAA